CTAAATGCCACGTTTGCAATAAAGAATACGATACAGTTACAGAATGCCATAATTACGAAACTTACGAGTATTCAAGAAGGTTTTCTTTATCTGAAATATATGAAGATATAATAATCGGAACTTCTATTTCTGAATTGATTGTGTCAGAACGTTTGGTTAGAGCATTGGTTTACTGTACTGGAAGTATTGACCGTTCGTTATTAAAAATTGATAACAAAACTGGAGATTTTGACACAAAAAGTAGCGATGAATATTATGGGCAACATTCTTTTGATGTAGTAAAAAACTATGAAGAAATTGCACTGGGTAAAAAAACAATAATATTTAATTCCAGCTCAAAAATCAATTCACTTGTTTTGCAAGCTTTTCAAGAAGCTGGATATGAAAATGTAAAATTATTTGATAGCGTAAACGAAACCGAAAACAGAAAAAAAGTATTGAAATGGTTTAAAGAAACTCCAGACGCAATACTATTGAATGTAAATTGTTTTACTACTGGATTTGACGAACCAACAGTAGAATGCGTGATATTAAACCGAGCTACAAAATCATTATCACTATATCATCAAATGGTTGGTAGGGGTGGTAGGAAATGTGATGAAATTTACAAACCTTATTTTACCGTAATAGATGGCGGTGGAAATGTTGCGGAGTTTGGAAAATGGAGTGATGAAGTTGATTGGCGAAGTCATTTTTTTAATAATGATAAACCAAAGCCTAAAAAAGAAGCGTTAGATCAAACCAAACAATGTCCAGAATGCGGAATGATACACGCAAAAAATGAATCTGTTTGTCCAGAATGTGAGTATGTTTATATTGACCCGACACAGAAAATTTCAGTAAGTGGCGAAGTTGCAAAATTAATCGACGAAATACCAAAACCAAACGGTAGTAAAATTGTAAAATATGTAGAAAAAATTGGAAGAGATAAAAATTTTGCTTGGCTTATTTTGATGAATCAAATTATCGACCTTTTTATATTTCATTCAGTTACTTTCGGAACGTATTCAAAAACACAAGAAAACGGAAAATTTGAACAGTCAATACGGAATTTAATAAAAGAGCCATACCAAACAATACAGAACTCTTATCTTGAAAGTGGCACTATGAGAACCAAAGCATGGATTATCAATAAAATTAAAAATAAATTAGATAAATATTATGAAAATAACTCCAGAGTCAAAAATACAGCAAGAATCGTTTAACTGGTTTAATAATACGTATTGTTTAAAACATCATAAACCTCGTTTATTGATTCATTCAGTACCAAATGGAATACCAATACCAATACCACCAAAAGAACGGGCGCGGGCGTTAGACTTGTTGCATAAGACTGGAATGGTAAATGGAATTTCAGATTTGATAATTCATGGAGTTAACGGTCGGTGTATAATGCCAGAATGTAAAACTGACACTGGAACGCAATCGACAGAACAAAAAGAAATCGAAAGGCGAGTTAAAGAATTGGGTGGGATATATTTTGTTTTCCGTTCATTGTCCGAGTTCCAAAAAAATATTGAACAACATATAAAATGGTTAAAAGATGAAAACTAAAGAAGCAATATCCAGATTAACTTACACTATTTCAAAAGGAAATAAACCAAACGAAACAGATAAAGTAGCATTAAATTCGTTGATTACATTTATCAATAATTCAGATACACAAACGATACAAGATAACGCTTTATTTGCTAAATTGTACACCTTTGTTTTATCACAGTTTCTTAGTCATTATGAGGATATAGACTTTGCAAACCAGCAATTAAATAAGGAATTGTCGACGCCTATTAACTATCATATCCAATTTCTTCAAATGAATTTACAAACATTTGAAATACAAAACTTTTTTAAATCAAAGGGCATCATCGATCCGTTCATAATTGGAAAACCAATGGAAGAGGCAATACAAAAATATAAAGATAATCAAAAATTATTTCCAAAAATCAACGCCAGAGAATTTTTAGAAGTTACCGATATGTGGGATTATGATAATGTTGTTGCTCACTTAAACAGAAATATAAATGAATCCTTAACAGCTTATAAAAATGTTTGAAACCTTACCTATAAATGGAGAAGAAATAAAGAAAAAAGTATCTTATGAACAGATACTAAAACTTCGTATTCTACCAACAGACGAAATACCAAAACCAGAATCGGTTCTATTTTTTGGAAATGAAATGGTAATGAGTAGAAAAAACATTTCTTGTATTACTGGAAAAGCAAAGGTCGGAAAAACTTTTCTTATGACTTTATTAAATATTGCTGTTTTGAAAAAAGGCGAATTTGGAACGCTACGTTCTTACTTACCAAAAGGTAAAGACAAAATAATTTACATCGATACAGAACAAAGCGATTATCATATTTTATTAATCCTACAACGTATTCAAAAAGAAGTTGGTTGTGATAAATTGTATATGTTTAATTTCGACGCAAAATCAGTAGAGGAGCGAAAAGATTTTACGAGAGAATTAATATATAATACTCCAGAATGCGGACTTCTTGTAATAGATGGAATTGCAGATTTAATTTACGACCCTAACGATATTAGAGAATCTTCTCAAATGGTTTCTGAATTACGAAAATGGGCAACAGATTGTGACATTCATATTTGCAACGTAATACACCAGAACCCGTCGGAATCTTCTAAAATGCGTGGACACTTAGGAACTATACTAACAAATAAGTCTGAAACAGTTATTCAAATTTCTTCATCAAAAGAAGAGGAATCTGTAAAACTTGTGGAAACTTTAGCAACCAGAAATAGAAAGCCAGAAAATTGGAGCTTTCAAATAAACGACGGGCAACCAGAAATAATGGAAGTTTGCTATGAAGTTCCAAAAGCTGGTAGAAAACAACAAAAGCAAATTACAGACGACGAAAAAATTATTCTTTTAAATACCGTTTTCTCGTCTGTACGCAAAGATTTAGGTATTGGGTATACTGTACTAATCGAAAAAATAAAAGATGCTTCTGGATTAGGAATTTCAAACGCAAAAGATTTAGTAAAATATTGTAAAGAAATGAACTGGATTTATAACGATGGAGCTAGAACCAATTATTTTTTGTCGGAAACTTCTCACCTATAGGTTTAAGGTTTAAAAATACCAAATGTTAAAATTAAACCGATAATTTGTAGGAGTTTTCGCTTGGTTTAATCTGGTTAAAAATAAGATTCGCATTTTTAAACCAACTTTTTATAAGAATAAAGCAACCATATTGTTAAAAACATTATCATATGATAACAAAACTAATTTTTAAACCGATAAATTCGTAATAAGTTATCGGTATATAAAACCCCTTATAGGGGGTTTATACCTATAACCTTATACCGATAGAATTTATTACAATACATTTATATTATGCAAAAAATTAAAACACCTAACCTAACAATTTACTTAAACAACGAATTACAAACCGACCCGAATAATAATAGGGTGTTTAAGTATGTTGGGACAATGAAAAGAAGAACCGAGCCAGATAAATGGGTGCAAGGAGTACTAAAGAGTATTTGGCTCTACGCCATCCGCTACATAGACACCGACGAAACAATAGGGTTTCAGTTTGGATACCAAGATGAATTTATGTTTAAGATTGGTAGTGAGGAAATGGGGAGGGTTTGGAAGTAATAAAATATAGAAAATATGAACGAAATATTAAAATTATTCACTGCAGAAGTTTTAGAAAAAGACGTGGTTTATACTCCAAGAAACGTATCAAAACACATTATAAAACATCTTAATCCAAAAGGCATTTGTTTAGACCCATGTAAAGGCGATGGTGCGTTTTATGATTATCTTCCAAATGGAAAGGTTTATTGCGAATTAGAAGAAGGTACTGACTTTTTGCATTTTGAAGAAAAAGTAGATTGGATTATTGGAAATCCACCATATAGTATATTTGATAAATTTTTAGAACATAGTTTTAAATATGCTGATAATGTTTCTTTTCTAGTACCTACAAACAAAGTTTTCCAACGTCAAGTTATAATGGAAATGATAAATAATTATGGAGGTATAAAATCCATTATTGTTTATGGTAGTGGCAATCTAATAGGGTTTCCATTTGGTTTTAGTGTAGGTAACTTTTATTTTAAAAAAGGATATAAAGGAAAGTGTGAATTAATTATGGGTATGAAGTCGGTTAATTTAGAATAATTCTTAATTCGGAATGAATTATATTTGTTTAATTAAAAAAATAGGAATGGAAGTAACCGATAAGATTATAATAACAAACGAGGATTGCATGGTGTTATTGAAAAGAACCCCTGATAATTTTTACGACCTTGCTATTTGCGACCCGCCTTATGGTATTGGATTTGATGGAAATACAACAGTAAAAGGAAAAGCAGGAAAGGCAAGTACTTTTTCAATTAAACAACATCACGAAAAAAAAGGATGGGATAATGAAAGGCCAAGTGAAGATTATTTTATAGAACTTAAAAGAGTTTCAAAAAATCAAATTGTCTGGGGTGGAAATTATTTTGCTGATTTATTACAACCTACAAAAGGATGGATTTTCTGGGATAAGAAAATAACAAACGCAAATAATACAAATTATTCAGATGGCGAACTTGCGTGGACCTCGTTTAATTGTGTATTAAGAAGATTTACTTATGATTGGATTGGGTTTGGATATTTAAACAACCCTCAAAAAGAAAAGAAAACACATCCTACACAAAAACCCGTACAATTATATTCTTGGATATTAAAAACATACGCAAAGCAAGGAGATAAAATTTTAGACACGCACTTAGGTTCTGGTTCAATCGCTATTGCTTGCCACGACTACGGATTTGAATTAACCGCTTGCGAACTTGATAAAGACTATTACGATTCAGCAATTAAGAGAATTAAAAACCACGTTGCACAAACCAAACTATTTTAACATGAAAATATTTTTACAATCATTTTTTCAAATCGCATTAGTAGCTATAAATACGTTATTAATATCAAAACAGCTATTTTTAGGCGTTTTCTTTGCTTCTTTTGCAATTAGCTTGCTTTGGGCATTTAACGTGTCTAAAATCGCTTTATCTACATTCAAACAAAAAACTATTTATGCTTTAGGAGCTGGATGTGGAGCAATAACTGGAATGTACCTAATCAATACAATACTCTAAATGCCAACCACCTGCAAAATCCACCAACAAATCCAAAACCTACAATCTCAAAAAACAAAAGGCATAATGAATGCTTTGATTGATATTAAGATTGAAACATTACGGGAGCTTATTGGTAACGATTCTAAATTACCACCACCGCATACAACCGATTGAAATAATGTATATATTTGAAATTCAAAACAGTGATAGTTTCGCAACCAATATAAATCACTGCTAGAATCGGGAGAAATAAATAACAAGCAAACAGCCATTCACCGACAACATGAAAGCGAAACCATGTTAGAAGTTGTGGCTTTTGTGATAAATTAAGGAAATTATGAGTAGAGAGATAAAGTTTAGAGTATTTCATAAAGAAAGCAGTATGATGAGTTATGGAATAGATATCCCGATGCTTATGAAAGAAAAAGAATTAGTTTTAGCTAACGAATATAGCAGTTATGAATTTATGCAATATTCTGGCATATTAGGTAAAAATGGAGCAGAAGTTTATGAGGGAGATATTGTTATTTTTGACAGAGGAGTTGGAAATTGGACGGGAGAAAGAATGAAAACAACGCATGAAGTTATTTTTAATGATGAAATATGTGCTTTTGTGTTAAAGTACGGAGGCAGTTATATTAAATTAAGAAAGCATTGGAACTACATATATGAAGTAATCGGAAACATTCACGAAAACCCAGAGCTACTATCATGACAACCCCAACCGAAACAATCACCCAAACCAATTACTACCAACAATTAACTTGTCCGGTACAACGAACATCGATTATATCACTGCATAACCGTAAACAAATAGCGCACGGATTGGAAGTGGTTAAATATATTTCATTCGAGCAGTGGGTAAACATTCATAAACCCAGTAGCGGTGTTAAGGCGGTTGTTGGGGAGCTGGTTAAAAATAAACTTTAAATATTGGAAATTATGAAAAACGTATTAAGAACTGCATTGTTAATTGTGTTGCTAAGCAGTTGCAACGAAAGTAAAAAACAAGATTTAGAAACTCCTAAATCTGAAAGAGTAAGAAAATACAAAGTAGTAACTGAAATTACCAGTAAAGTAAATTCATACCAAGTAAACGTAACTACTCAAAGTGGTGGAAATGTTATTGAACGTGGAGCGGGAGGTGCTATATTAGGTGGATTAGGCTCTATGATTATTGGCGGTTCTGCAAAAAGCGGAGCTATTGTAGGTGGATTAATCGGAGCGTCAACAACTGATGCTGTAAAGGTTGAAACTCATGTAGAAAACAGAACTGATGTTATTTACACAATTAAGTTTAATAACGGTACTTTTGAAAATTCAACTAACTTTTGCAATTATGTTGTTGGGGACAGTATCGAGGTTTATTAATCAAATAACCCCTCTCCAACTAACAACAACGTTCATTCTAATCTGCTTTTTATGCGGGTTTATCAGTTGGTGGATGGAGAATAATAAAAACAACAGATTATGAAAATATTTACAACTGAAAACATCAAAGATTTACAACAAACTTCTAAGAAAATATTTACTATTTTAGACGAAGAAGTAGACGGAAACTTAATGCTTAGTCAAAAACAATATTTAGCTACATTAATTAAAGACTTTTTGAAAAACCCGATAGTTTCAGAAATGTAAACTAACAACAATCATTTAAAACAATAGAAACTATGAAACCAGACTTTACAATTGCAGGAACTAAATTGCCAGTTATTCCGAAAGGAACAAGATTTAATTGGTTACAATATGGAACATTTAAACACCCATACGGAAAGAAAATAAACGCAGAAATACATCTTAAAAAAGAAGATTACGTGTCTTTTGGCAAATATGTGTACAAAAATAAAACATACATTAAATGCGAGAGAAAAAGTTATAAGAAAGAGTGTTACTATCTTTTCAAACTCTCAACCATCGAACGCCTAGCAAAAGAGCAAGTGATGTATAACACTAACAATGAAAATATGAAACCAATAATCACATTACAAAACGATGGTAGCGTACAAATCGCAAATACCACAACAATTGATGCAGAAACCGTAAATACTATTTTTGAATTGAAAAAAGCGGAAAGTGAAAAGCCGAAGTTTAGAAAATTAGAATTAGAAAAATGGTATAAACTTAAAAACTATCCTAATGTGTTAGTTTACTATCAATTTGATAATGAAAAAGGAAGTTCTACGGGCTACGGAATCAATAATGATGGAGAATTTGAGCATGACGATGACTGGTCGTTTAAATCACGTCCAGAAGAATGGACTTTAGCCACCCCACAAGAAGTACAACAACGACTAACTGATTACGCTGTTAATGTGGTGGGTATGAAAGAGGGGGTTTATGTTGATAGGAGTAATTTAGACATTCCAAAAGATTATGAAAAAGTTATTCAATTAAGCGGAAGTAATTGTTATTATCATCAAAACTTAAACAAAATGACTATGGGATTATGTGATGTATTCAAAGACGGCATCTGGGCTTCAATTATCCAACCAACCAAAATAACCGCATCTGAATTGTTGAGAGAGCAGAATAAAATAGTTGTTGGGTGATGGACAAAACAGCATTAGCATTCTAGAAAGTTTTAAAGGATGAGTGCATCTAAGAAAAGGGTTGACGACCTTTCTCCAATGAAACGCGCTAATGTTTTTAAACCGCCCCTAAAAAGGTGGTTTTTTTATTTAAAAATGTTTTTGTAACTTTGGCGGATATGGCAAGACTAACAGAATATAACTACGATTTGTGTGTTGAAATTTGTGAACTTATTGCAGATGGAGAACATATTTTAGATGTTTTAGAGTCAAATGATAAATATCCAGTTTGGTCAACTTTCAGAAAATGGAAAAGAGATAATGTAGAATTACAAACATTGTATGTAAACGCTCAACAAGACAAAACTGAATCACTTACCAGAAACATCAAGAAAGTACAACAAATGTGCTTAAATGGCGAAATAGATCCCGCAACAGCCAATACAGTAATGCAAACAGATAAATGGTTTGCATCTAAGTTTTACCCTAAAATGTTTGGCGATAAAATCGACCACACAACCGATGGAGAAAAAATACAACCCACAACCATACAAATAGGTTACGGAAACAAAGATGAAGTTTAATTTTAATCCCGAATTATTCAACGATCTTTACTGGCACTTAAAAAAAGATTTAAGCAACCCTCTTATAAGATATATCTTCTTGTACGGAGGGTCTTCTGCATCTAAAACTTACACTTACGTTCAATCGGATATAACTGCTCTATTAGAGTTTAAAAACGAAAACGTAATGGTTTTACGTAAGTACGGTGTTGATATAAAAGACAGTATTTATAGCGATTACGTAAAGATTATTAATGATTGGGGACTGCAACAATATTTCAAGTGTCAAATCAATTACATTGAATGTTTAATTACTGGGTCTTATGTTAGATTTCGTGGTTTAGATGATAGCGAAAAAATTAAAGGACTTGCAAACTTTAAACGAGTTGTGCTTGAGGAAATATCGCAATTTGACGAAGTAGATTTAAAGCAAATTAGAAAGCGTTTAAGAGGTCGAGCAAACCAGCAAATCATAGGATTATTTAATCCAATTGATGAAACGCACTGGCTTAAAACCAATTTGTTTGACAAAGAAAATCTTATTGCTCAAAAAATAACTACCAATATTTCTGAACATCACATTAACGAAAAAGGAAATTTCGTTGTTTATAAAGTCAACTATCTTAATAATTATTTTATTGTCGGAAAATGGAAGGACGGAAAACAAATAGGTGGCTTTGTTGACCAACACACAATCGATGACTTTGAAAAAGATAAAACTTATGATTTCAACTATTATCAAATCTATGCGTTAGGTAATTGGGGTAGTTTAAGAACTGGTGGTGAGTTTTATAAAAAATTTAAACCAGAATTTCACGTTAAAAAAGTTCTTTACGACGAAACACTCCCCTTGCATATTAGTTGGGATGATAACGTTGTTCCATATTTGCCGTGCGGAATATTCCAAGTCGTAGGAACTAAAATAAAAATGATTGATGAAATAGCTGGCGTTTCTCCAGACAACACGGTTAAAGCTGTTTGTAATGAAATCAAAAGAAAATATAAAAACCATGCAAGCGGAATGTTTCTGTACGGTGATTCCACAGCGAACAAACGAGATACTAAACTAGAGCAAGGACAAAACTTCTACACCATCATAGAAGACCATTTAAAAGAATATAGAATATCAAATCGAGTATCTCGGTCAAATCCAAGCGTTGTAATGCGTGGTAACTGGATTAATAATATTTTTGAAAGCAATCTAAGCGGAATAGAAATAATAATCGGTGATAACTGCACCAAAACGATACTAGACTTCAATACATTAAAAGAAGCTCCAGACGGCACAAAATTAAAAGAAACAGCAAAAGACCCGAATACTGGGGCAAGATTTCAAAAAGTAGGACACTTTACCGACTTGTTTGATTATATAATTTGCACGGTGTTTAAACGTGAATATGATTTATACTTAAAAGACGACTTTGAAATAGAATCAGAGTGGGATTAATTTAGAACAAATAAAAATAATTTGCATCTTATAACAATAAATTACTACATTTGCAACAACCAACGTAAAAGACTGCGTAAAACATCGACAATACTTAATGTCAGTAGAATTCTTAAAAGATAAGAAAAACGCATCTCATTTAGCTCTTGCATCTAAACAGCAAGAACAAATAAACTATTTCATTCAATCAAGTATTCAAAAAGAAATTACCCAAGAGTATTTAACTAATTGGGCTAATCGACAATACAAAACAAACGATGCTTTTCATAATTGGTTAAAAACCATTCTTAAAACAGATAATTTCCTTTCAATCTACAAATATTTACGCTATCCTTTACCGTCAGCTAAACTTGTAAATGATGAAATTAAACCGCAATTAAAAAGGGTATTTCATGCAGAAGATAGTTATTCTAAATACACCATAAGAGGGAAAAACTACGACAATATTCCAGAGTTAAAAAGTAATGAATTTAACGAAATTGTGTTTGATGCGCTATTGTTTAGATACAACGATATAATCATTACCGATTTAAAAGAAACCAACAAACCATTTCGTTATTTACTTGAAATAGATGACGTAATATCTATTGAAAGCGAAAACAATGTAATAAAAAAGATTGGTTTTGAGGCTGAAATTTACGACGAAAACGGCAAAGAAATAGAGGGATTTTTATACATTGACGATAAGAACTATATTTTCTACAATAGCGATTATGTTCCCGTTCTTAATGTACCGCATGATTTAGGTGTTTGCCCAGCCGATTATATTGAATACGACAACTTTGACTGTGAAAGTGATATTGTAAAAAAATCAATGTTTTCTTATGTTAAACCAGAATTAGAGGAATACGTTTTTTTAAAGACCTTACAGCGAATGACTAACGCTAATGGTGTGTTGCCAGTTGTTACAAAGCTTAAAACTACTGAAAAGACTAAACAAGGTTCTGATGTTGACAAAGCAAGCGATACACAACCAATGTCGTCAAACAGTATTGGAAGCCAACAAGCTTCGGTAGCTGGAACAATGGTAGGTAGCAACTCGCCTTTACAAGCTGGTACAATTATAAGCGTGCCACAAGTTAAAAAAGATGGCGGCGGTTTAGATATGGATATTGTTAAGAACTTCCTTAACTTTTTTTACTTGCCAGTTGAAGCATCAGAGTTTTTAAACAAAAGAATTTTAGAATTAAAAAACGATATTATAAAATCTGTTGTTGGCGATTTTCAAGAGCAAAACCAAACCGCTCAAAACGAATTACAGATTAGCAAAGGTTATATTTCAAGACAAGACCGATTAAGAAATGTTGCGCAATCTATTTCAAAGGTTCGTAATAATTCCGATTTAAAATTTTTAGGATTACAACACGGAATTAACAATGTTTCGGTTGAAGTATTTGAGGGAAGCGATTTCTTTTTAGAAACACAACAAGAATTATTCGAACTGTTTAAATTATCGCCAAACCCAATCGAGAGAAAAAATGTTCTTGTAAGAAGTTCGCAAAACAAAAATAAATTCAACCCGTCAAAAGCGAAAAGAGAACGGTTATTATATGATTTGTTGCCGTACGCTTCGGATGTTGATTTTGATAAAGCATTAAGCAATAATTTGGTGAGCAACGAGGTAAAAGTATTACAAACACAATTTATTTACTATATCAACCTATTTGAGGCTAAATATGGCGATATAAATGAGTTTTATGACAATATTCAAGCAACAAATAGCGAAAGGTTAATTATTATTAATAATCTAATTTATGAAATGATAGTACCTATTGAACAAACACAACAACAGTTAACAGCATAAATAATTAAAAGAATAATTAATTTAAACCAAGTAAAAATGAAACAAACTATCGAATTAAAGATTTTCAAAGGAAAGGAAATCAATTACGATGCAAGCGGTAAAATCAAAAACGTTCAGCAAAAACTAACGCTAACGCATGGAGATTTACAATACCCGAAACACTTAGCTAATATTAAGAATTTAGGGATTTGTAAAGTTGAAGTAGTAGCTATGTACGACCACAAAGGCGAAAAAATTGAGTTAACGCAAGCCGATATTGATGAGGCAATGAAACTGATTTACAGCGAACCAGTTAAAGAGTTAACACCAGAGCAAAAGCAAATAGCTGAATTAACCGCTAGATTGGATGCTGTTACAAATCCAACACCCGAAGTTAAAACAGAAACTTCGCCAGAACTAAAAGAAGCTAGAGCCGAATACGAAAAGTTGGCTGGTAAAAAAGGAAGTCCGAAATGGACACTTGAAGAAGTATTGGCTAAAACCGAAGAACTTAAATCACAACAAAACTAAATAAAAGAATATGGAGTTTATAGTAAAATTACCAACTAATACAAACGATGTTAACCAAGCTAATCAAAAGAACGCTGAAATTCAAGCGCACAACGACACTGAATTGAAGAAAGTTGAAAAGCATAGACAGTTAAAGGAATTGTTAGAGGTGCCAGAATTATTGTTTGTAGAACGCCCATTACTTGTCGATGTTGAAAAAATAACTTTAGCTCATATTAATCAACTAGATGAAATACAATTTAACTACGAGGGACAAATTTATAAAGCTAAGTTGTGTGAAATAGCTTGGGGATTATTAAAAAAGAGATTTAACGTAAATTAAAAACAACAATACAAATACATAAAAGATTATGGAATTTATCACAACAGAGATTGCAACCGATTTAGGATTAACGCCAGAAACAATCGAAAAAATCAAACCATTATACGATGGTCATATTGCTACACTTAAAAAAGACTGGGACGGTGTAGCCAATACAAATGCTGAAAAGATTATTGACGGTGCAATATCTAAGATTTCAGAGGTTACAAAAATACCTAGAACTCAAGGCGAAAAGGGAGGCGATTATATTATTCGAGCAGGAAATGAATATCTTTCTACTCTTAAAAATGATTTAGAAACAGCTAAAACGGAATATGCACAAAAACTAAAAGACTTTAAAGGCGATGAAGCTACTAAAGCAGAACTAGAGCAATCAAAACAAGCTTTAGACGACGCTAAAAAGCTTTTAGCTGATTACGATTTAATTAAAGAAAAAGCCGATAAATATGAGCCGTTACAAAGCGAATATTTAAGCATGAAGCTTAACGTTGCATATGCCAATGTTAAACCGACTTTCCCACAAGAAGTGAATGCTTACGAGGCTAAAGCTAAGTGGGATGAGTTTGTAAAGTCAACTAATGAAAATTGGATTATTGAAATTGTCGATAATGAGCCAATTGCAATCAGCAAAGAAAACGAACACAAAAGAATGAAGTTATTGGAATTGGTTAACGCTGATAAAAACATAACTGAATTATTAGCTGGTAGACAACAAAACGGAACGGGAGCAAAACCAAAAGACAAAACAATTGACGGCGTGCCATTCGCAGTCCCAGAAAATGCTACAAGCGAAGAAATATCAAAACTTATTAACGACCATATTGCGTCAAAAGGAATTGACAAAGTATCAAAACAAGCGACTGAATTGTTTTCTAAATTACACAAAGCAATCAAGGATTCGCAAAAACAATAAAACGAAAGAACGTTTGAACTTTAAACAAATTATTATTAACTAAAAATCAAAACAAATGGCTTACATTAATGCTACCCTTTGGAATGATATTCAAGGCTCAAACGCTCTTAACGACAAACGATTTGCACAGTTAGGAGTAGTTGACTTAGTCGCTGATTCAACAGCAGGCGTTGATTATATCCTTCCTACACAAATTGAACAGATGAGTACACTTTCATCTTTACGGGATTTACAAATACCAGTTTTAAAAGACCAAACTATTTCGGTTGGTACAACCGCTGGTTTTAACTACATCCCAGACAATCTACCAACTACTGACCAATATACTTTTGTATGTTACAACGTATTTAGTGGATTCAGACACTATCCGGCAGCTTACGCAAACAACGCAGTTGATTCAGACTTTATGCGTGAGCAAGTAATGCTGAACGTAGCTTACGAAATGGCTAAAACAAAAGAAACTATTCTTTTGACTGTTTTAGAAGCTAGAAAAACACAACAACTTGCATCGACTACTGCTGTTTCACAAGGCGATGGAACTTATTCTTTCAGCACTTCTACCGATACATTGACTGTATCTAAAGCGGCTCAAAAAGAAACAATGTTCTTTAACTTAACAGCTTTAATGGAAGCTAATGAGTTAGGTGGTGAGTATCGTATTGTTACTTCAAGAGCTGGTTTATCAGTTCAAAAAGCAGAACAATTGAAATACAACACGGCTAACGATCAAAACAAAAATGCTCTTGGAATGTTTCCTTTAGGAAATATGTACGAAAGTGGTCAGATTTCTGCTGGTTCAGATGTATTTAGCGGTTTCTTAGTTCGTGATGGTGCAATTGGAATGATTTCTAATTTCCCTTACGACTTTTACGCTGGTACTGAATTCGCTGGTAGAAAATGGAGCGTTTCCGACATGGAATTACCATTCCTTAGAAGCCGTTGCAACATTTACACAAACAAAGAAGCTACTACATCAAGTGCTTTGGTTGGCGCTGATTCAAACACCATTATGACTCACTTTGAGGAAATGGCTATTTGGGATAGATTCTATGTTGTGTATCGTTACAATAGCGATATTGCTACAAGAGCAAACGATATTGTTAAAATTGTTGGCGCAACTTCTTAATTATTAACCTTTAAAAAATACACAAAATGAGTACATTTTATATTACAGATGTTAACGGAAATAGAGTTCCTTTCTCGTCTGGAGGTTTTGGGGTAGTAGTTGAAGAAATTACCGCAAACAGAACTTTAACAGTAGAAGACAGTGGAAAAGTTTTTCTAGTTGGAACAGATGCCTTGGTAGTTACATTGCCAGCCACAATAGCTGGACTTGATTATACTTTTATTAATTCTGGTGCGGCTGGAAACAACATCATTACTATTTCGCCAAATGCGGCTGATGGTATCGCTGGCACAATCACGCTTGCCTCAAGTGTTGTTACTAGAGTTGGTACAGTCGATACAGATTTAGTGAATACTAAAGCTACTTCAACAAAAGGCAATTCAGTAAGAATTATTGGAACTGGTGTAGCTGGAACTGGAGCTTACTATATTGCTGGTTCAACTGGTATTTGGGCGTAAATTTTAAATAAAAAAGTGATGGTAATAGGATTGACAGAAGATTGTAGTAGTAACGTTGTTTTCGACACCGAAGTAACTGCTGTACCCGTGAGTGGTGTATATGCAAACAGCGGAGTGCATCCAAGTGTTAATATAGACAACCTTTTGTCATTCCTGCCAAAGCTTACAATTACGCCTACTGCATGGAGTAACGCAACAACGTATGGTATTTATTCAATAACACGTAAAAGAAGCGATTTAGTTTCAAAGAACTCAAAAATATACCAATCGATTAAGGCTAGCAATTTAGATAAAGACCCCGAAACAGAAACTACTTATTGGCTAGAAACCAATTTAGAAAGTTTAAGGATTAAAGCGTTTTTAGCTAGTGTAAAAGATAAAGTATTGACTGATTTGAAATTGACTAAAAGACTAATCAATAATCAGTTCATTTACGAAAATGAGTATTTCAAAAACGAGGTTGCATTAAGTGGAGATTACGCTGGATGGGTTTTCGAGTCAAAAGGAAGTGATTACGTTGTACACCGCATAAACCAAAACTGTTTTACAAAGGCTGGGACTACGCCTGTTAATTTGTATGTGATTAATCAAGGAGTTTTAAAAGACACTTTGACCATTACACCAAGCAACGGGGTTTTAGAGTTCAAAGATTTGAATTATAGTTTTAGTGGTAAAGGTAGATTTATATTCGCTTTTGATAGTACGACAGTTTTCAGTAGTCAAGGATGGAACGACCCGTTGAAATTTGACGGCTTTGTTTGTTATCCTACTATTGGAGTTGGTAATGCGCCAGAAACGGCAAATTATAACTTTTATGGGGTAACTGGCAACGGATTAGGTTTTAATATTTCATCATATTTAGATTCAAATCTATACATTGAAAACAACCTAAACGAGTTCGCTAACTTTGTAAAAGCAACGTTTGAGTATATGGCTTTTCAAATGTACTTATCGAATACAAACAATAGAAGCAACCGACAAGAGTTAATACAAATGTCAGATGACTTGCTAAAGTTTGAAGTAATGAGTGCAGATGGAAATTCAGCATACACACGTTACCAACAAGCTAAAAAAGACGCTTTCAATCAGTTGAAAAAAACCTTTGACACGCAACTTTACTTAAACGACACGGATTTAGAAATCGAAACAAGTTCAATGTAATATGCCAAACAACTTAATACCATCGCCAATCGGATTACAAGCAATCGTAAACAAATTGCAAGTAGCGTTGTACGAGCCGTTAAAAGCGACTTGGAACAATGCACAGTTAGATGGTTATCCGATTTGTTATAGTAAAGAAAAGGAGGGTAAGCGCACGATAGAGCATTTTACCAGCGGTGTGGATTATAAAAATTTGATTTACGCTGAAGAGAATAAGTTTTGGTTTACTAATCCTTATCCAATTACAGAAGTTAGAAACAGTAGCGGAATTTATGAAACACAATTAGATTTATATTTCACAGTTAACTTACTAGAGATTAAATCCCAGATTACAACCCATAGAGCCGATTATGAAGCCAGAAAAGATGTGATTGACATTTTGGAATTTATTCCAGAGGTTAGAGTAAACGAAATTATCACACAATTTGACCAAGTATATCGAGGTTTTAGTTGTAGTCAAGATATGGATTTTCAACCTTACCATTGTTTTAGAATTGTGTTGGATGTTTTGAGTTTCCGTAACGATTTACAAATTTGTATTAATTAAAAAATAAAAAAAAATATTATGATTGCAATAAATCAAAAAAACTGCACAAGTGCGGTTAAAAATTTAGGAGTTCCAGACTGTATCATTAACAATGGTAGAATTACTGGTATGATTCCAGTAACACCATCTTGGAGTATAGATGTAAGTTCTGGCACAATTTCACAAACGGTTATTAACGACTTAGTACAGGCTGGTACATTTATTCCTATTTTAGGAGCTGTCGAAGTTGTTAACGGAACGCCAGAAGCAACAACAGAAGAGTATCAAGGCGGTATTATGTCGGTTGTTCGTAATGGACTACCAATGTTTACCTTTAAATTCCTTAAAGGATGGGCTTACGCACGTGCATTGTACTCTATGAACAGCTTTCAATCTTACAAACTTTTGTTAGTATTTGAAGATGGAAGCATTGCTGGGGCTTTAGACGGAACAACTTTTAGCGGTTACTCTTTAGGAATGTTAAATACTGGTACATTCATGCATACTGACGGGTCAGTAAGCGGATATGTAAATACGGTAGTACAACTTACTTCTACTGACGAATACAACCTTAACACGGCTGTTATTGACAAATCTGTTTTAGGATTCAATGCAAACAATTTGTTTCCTATTACTGATATCGTAATGACTGGGCGCGCTGATGTTTCAGAGGGTAAAGTTTACTTCAAAGCTAAATACGCAATGAATGAAGCAAGCGTTTTGGGCGGTATTGCAATTGCTAATCTGAAAAGTTACGTTGACGGTGTTTCAGATACTATTACGGCTTTATCGTTAACGTATAACGCAACCACAGAAGAGTACGAATACGAGCCAACAGCGACTATTACAACCAGTTCAAGTATTGTGGTTTCATTATATGATTCTACAAACACTATTGCAGTAGCGAAAATCGGCTCTAAATATTACAAAGGGGTAACAAGTGCGATTACACCAGTTGCATAGTTAAAATAATTCACTACATTTGTAGTATAGGAATGAGAATGCAATCAATTAATTTTGGTTGCATTTTTTAATTTTAAACAATATGGAAATATTTGGAAAACATTTATTCGGGAGTTGCGCACAAGAGTTTATTGATTTGCCAGTAATGGAGCAAGTTCAATGGATTAAAAAGCGTACCAAACAAACCAACGATGATTTAATTGATGACTTTTTAAGTAATCTTAAAGGTCAAGAAGATAAACAATGTATAAATTGCGGAAACGATGGCAATATCACCAGCAGAATACCAGAAGAGGCTACAACCGTTATTAAGATTGCAAACGATTCAGTCAATAATGGAGGAAATAGTACTAAGCGACCAAAAGCCGTTAAAAGAGGAAAAAATAAATGAGTTTGAGCAAGGTTTGCGCCCGAATGGTGAAAGGATAGGTTTTTATCGTGATCCAGAATACGCTATTTTCAAACAACAATTAAACCCTAAAGCAGATGGCACAGTCGATTTATTGTTAAGCAGACGCACAGCATCGACTTTATTTGTACATAAAGGTAATAAAAAAGGAAGTTACACCTTTGGAATGAATGACACGCATAATTTGATTGGTAGATACGGGCGTGATATTTTAGGGATTAATCAAGATTGGTTTGAGAAACGACAAAACAATATTTATAGATTAACGTTAGTGTTTAATATTAAAAAGAATTATAAAATTGCCTAAATACCACAATATAGACACAATAAAAGCTAAGGTATTCTTTGATATATTAAAAACAAAGAACTACCAGCTACTAAAACCCAAACCACGTGAAAAAGGTTTAGAAGAGGTTTTTATTTCCATACATGACGAATTTTTTATTAAGTCGGACAACAAAGAAGCAAATGAGTATTTACGTTTGATTAATGAGATTGCTTTTTTTAATTACAAAATAGCTGTTTTACAAAGAGATTTGCATTTTTACTATTATAATAAAACAACTAAGCAAATGCGTTTAGATTTCATCGATGCGTTACAAACTGGTTACGATATTGTAATTGATAAAGAAGCGAATTTCGAAGCAGAGGTTTTACGTGTATTGACTATTGAAATCGGAATTATACAAAATGATTTGACACAAGCTAAAATCATATTTGAGCAAATGACTGAAAAAAGTAAGAAAACAGTTGTTGAGTTTGAAGACCAAATCGTATCGATGGAAAATGTTTTAGACCGAGAAATTAAAGACGGCATTACATTGGCTAAATATATTGCATTGCAAAAATCAGCTAAATTAAAACTAGAAAAGCAAAAAGATGGCAAACGGTGATTTTTTGGAAGTACTTAGTCCAACAGCTTTAAAGGATTTACGAGAGTTAAATGCCGAGTTACTTAAGACTACGGCAAACATGAAGGCTGTTAATGAAAACATGATTAACATTAAAACTCCTAGCGGTTCGGATAGTGCCGTTAAACAACTTAATGAAAATTACAAACAACAAGAGTCAAGTATTAAAAAGGTTCAATCAGCAACTCAAAAATTAACCGAAAAACAAAACGAAAATAGCAAATCTACCAAAAACGTTTCTGAATTAGAAAAAGAACGTGCCAGAATTATAAGAGAACTAGAAAAAACACAGGCGAAAATAACTGTTTCAACAGAACAAAATACAATAGCTTTAAATACTCAAAAATCGGTATTAAGAGCTGTGGCTGGAGCTTATGCAGAATTAAGCGAAAAAGTAAAAAGAGCATCTGACAACTACCAAAACATCATAGCTAGAGGAAAATTAGCGGAGCAATCACAAAGACAATACAACAAAGAATTACGTGAGGCGCAAAGCGAATTTCAAAAGTTACAAGCGCAAGTTTTAAAAGCAGACCAAGCCGTGCAAAAATGGAACAGAACGGGAGAAAGAACAATTGCTGGACTTTCTGAACTAGCTTATGTTTTTGGATGGTCTGGACTATTGTACATGCTTAAAGATTTTGCACTGAATGTATTTAATATTTCAAAACAATTAGAAAGCCAAGAATTAGCCTTAAAAAACGTCGTTTCGTCTAGTTATGAATTTGCAAAAGCACAAAGATTTTTAAAAGAAATATCTTCGCAATACGGGCTAGAAATAAAACAACTCACGACGCAATACACACAGTTTTACGTAAATGCTAAAAGTAAGTTAGGCAGACAAGAAATTGAAAATATTTTCAAGTCTATTGCTAAAAGTGCTGGATTTATGGGATTGTCTTTGCAACAGCAAGAAAAAGCATTCTTAGCCATTAACCAAATGATGTCTAAAGGAACGGTGCAAGCAGAGGAATTACGAGGGCAATTAGCCGAAGCATTGCCAGGTTCTGTTCAAGCTTTAGTTAGAGCGTATCAAAAACTACATCCAGAGTTGAAAGTTACCGAAGCCTCTTTTATGAAGTTAATGAAAGACGGTAAAGTTTTGTCGGCAGAGGTATTGCCTCAAATGGTTGTAGAATTAGAAAAACTTTACGGAATTGAAAACAGTAATAATGTAGATACATTAACAGCTTCTGTAAATCGTTTAAGTAACGCATGGGTTAATTTTATTGATAATTTAGATACTTCAGAAAATTTATTTGCTAGAATATTTAAACGAATGGCTTCAGATGGTGCAAAAGGATTGAATGAAATTGCAGAGTATTTAAAATCAGACGCAGATAAAAGAAAAGAATATTTACAGAAAATAGGTCAAGCCGCAGAAGAAAAAATTGCTAGACAAATAAAAGCTAATGTAAAAGAAATTGACCAAGAAGCATACGCTACAAAAATGCTTGAAAAACTCTATAAAAAGAGAGAAGATATTTATTTAAAAGCTAAAGATGTTCAAGCTAAACCAGCGGTTTGGGATAAAGATGTAAAAGAAAAAAGAGAATATATCAAAAAAGCTAATGAAGATTTAGCTAAATATGATGGTTTTATTCGTGCGTTTTTAACTGTGCTAAAAAAGTCAGACGACACTCAAATAGACGGTAACAAAGCACAAAAAGAACGTATCCGTAACAACTACGCAGAAGCAGAATCATTATTCAACCTTAGAATAGCTAAACTAGAAGAATTAAGACTACTTCAAAAAGAAATTCAAGATAATGAAAGCGCAACGGATTACGGGCGTTTAGAAGCTAGAAAAGAATACAGCCGTTTGTCTTTAGAAATATTAGAAGAACAATTTGCCAAAGAAAATGCCTTAGCTGATTTGAAATTCAAAGAGGATTTAGAAAAAGCAAACGAGGTTTATTTAAAGAATAAAAAGAACGGCTTTGATGATGTACAAAATGCTGAAGAATACAAAAAAGCAATTGCGGATATTACGGCTCGTTACAATAATGAAAAGGAATTATCGGATATAAATTACAGTAAAAAGTTTAAAGAGAATGCTTACTCGGATGCGGAATTTAACGAAAAAGTTTTAAAAGCTACTTTTGAAAAAGAAGAAAAGTATCGTAAAAAAACCATTGAAGAAACGGATAAGTTAAACGAGCAAATCAATAAATCAAATCAAAAGAAATATCAAAAAATTGCTAATGACGAAAGCAAAACATTAAAAGGTCGTCAACTAGCTTTTGACGAATACAAAAACCTTGCTTTACTAGAGATTCAAATCGAGCAACAAAAAGCACTAGCTAAAGCAGACCCAAGCGAATACGATACTATAATCCAAAAATACAAAGATTTAAAAGAGGGTATTGAAAGTTTAGAAACTCCTTTAGATATTGCCAATAAAAAAACACAAGAATTTTTAAGAAGTTTTCAAACTGATTTTATCAATAAAGGACTAGAACAATTAGGTTTAAATTCTTTGAAAATATTCCTAGATATTGACGCAAATGGTCAAAGTACTTTTGATAAATTAATCGAGGGTGCAAAGTTAATGAAAGAGGAGTGGAAAGTAGCATTACAAGCGAGTGCTGATATTTTCCAAGATATTTACGGCAAGATTAATGAAAAACGATTAGCTGATATTGAAAGCGAAAAGAACGCTTTAGAAACAAAAAGAAAAATTGCAATAGCTTTTGCAAATGGTGATGAAAACGCTATTGCAGAGATTGAACGTCAAGCAGAACAAAGACGAAAAGAATTGGCAAGACGTGAGTTTCAAGCCAAAAAAGAACAAGCGTTGTTTAACATTGCTATTGATACTGCGCAAGCCATTATGGCTACATTGGGTAAAACGGGATTCTTTGGAATACCTTTAACTTTCATAGTTGGGGCAATCGGAGCGGCTCAAGCTATTACAGTAGCAAGCCAAAAAATGCCAGAGTTTTACAAAGGAACGGATAATGCGCCAGAAGGTTTAGCATGGACACAAGAAAGAGGCGCAGAGGTTATTACCGATAAAAAAGGTCGTGTTAAAACTTTAGGAAGCAATAAAGGCGCAGTACTGACAAAATTAGAAGCCGGCGATAAGGTTTACACCGCTGAAAAATCAAAACAGTTAATGTTTAATTCAGATTTTAACGAGGTGTTGTTTAATACTTCGCTTTCTAACATGATGCAATCAGCTGGTATTGGAATGAGTGATAGTAAACCTCAAATCGATATTCGCCAAGACTTACACCAACTAGGAAAAGATGTAGTTTCGGCAATTAACAACAAAACGGAGTATCAACCTACATTTGATAAAAACGGATTTGATATGTACGTTTCAAGCAGTCACACACGCAAACAAATCAAAAACAATCACGTTACATTTACCAAACAATCATTCTAATAATGAATAGTCCTTTAGAAGTACAAAACGGTTTTAGGTTCTTTTTTAAGTTTACCGACTTTAACGACGATTGGTATGAAACGCCCGAATGGATTGGATTTGATGGCGCAAAGTTTCAACGCAAAGCAAAAGACAAAAGCTGGGCGATGGAAAGCGAATGGTTTGCCATTGACGGCGTTACTATTCCGTTTGCGTATGGAGATATGTTGCCAGCACCACGCATTATAAATCCACGTGGGGACACTTGTGAATTAATGGACTACGGTTTGCAATGGTTCTTAGCATCACGCAAAAAAGCTGGTTCAGAAATGAAAGTACTTGCCAAAATAACAAAGTTCGATGTTGATTTTAAAACGTTCGAGTGTGATGTGCAAGACGAAGATTTTACAGATGGCAAAACCTATGTAAAGCCTAAAATGGTTCAAATTGGTACAGTAGCAGACCATTTACGCAATGCAGAGAATACATTTGACGCTTATAGCGATAAGGATTGGCAAGGTAATACAATAACACCGATGCTGGTATATGACTTTTTGTACAAATCACCAGCGTTATTCAATACAACTGTTTTTAAAGGTGCTGGTAGTAGTGCGACGGCTGGAGCAATATTGCCTATAATGGGTACGCAATTTATACTAGCAAATCCATCATTTGCAATTGAAGCGTCAGAAATCAATAACACTTTATCATACATTTATCCGACTTATGCTAGTTCGGCTATTAGTTGGCTAGACAGTAATGGAATACCAAGAAAAATACCTAATAACACGGGTAGTTTTCAACAGTTAGAAATGCAAAATGACAGTTACGATGTTAAGTTTTCGTTTACTGAAATTGACGCACGGGTAAATTGTACATATAGCGAAACAGACGATTCTACAATTTTAGAGGCAAGCGGTTATACAGAATTATTGGTAGTGGTTGGTAACGATTTAGAAGCCGAACCGTTTGACGCTTACGAAATGCATCGTATAGAGTTTGGTAAAGAACTTACTAGCGTAAATTTTCCTACTTCGCTTGAATTAACAATACCTTTTATTCAAAGAGGTAAACGGGTTTATGTTTATTATGTATGTAGTGCTAATGCGGAATTTTCCGATGTTGAACCACCTTTAGGAGTTTCTTATAGAATTACAAACAACGTACAAAACCACCGTTTAACTATTTCGGTCAAAGAAAAACCTTTGAACTATGTTATTAAAGCTAGTCGTTATGGCGATTTATTAAAACAAGCGGGTAAATTTTCAAACCCGTTGCCAACTGAATGTAAACGTTGGGATGTAGGAGGTTCTGACTATGATACATTTGTTTTTAACCGTTCAACAGTAGTTGGCAATGAATTGCATATGTACCAAACTCCAAAGATGGTGTATGAAACGGCAATGGAAGTATCAGGTGATGTTGAGATTAATGAAAATGGAATATCTATTCCAACCTATCCACATTTTTACCAAAACATTGAAATAGGTTCTTTTCAAGTATTGCCTAGCGAAAGTTATAAAGAGCCGTTCAATCCATCGTTGCAAATCAATAAACTTACATACGATTACGAAAATTACGAGAATGAAAAAACCGTAAAAGGTTCGAGTAAGTCAATACACACACAGTCGGAATGGCGACCTATGAATAAGCGAGCCAACAACGAAAGAGGTATTAAAAACAAATTGGTGCGTGATGCTATATATACTAATGACATGGTTAATTTGGCTTTCAAAGAAACCACAACAGCGACCGACAAAGATGATAAATTATACGCACAAAAAGCTGTAAGGGTTGCTCCTAATGCGTTTAGTGTAATAAAAGACCGTTTGTATATGCAATGGGTTTCGGGTCATTTGGAAATACTTAACCGTGATGATTTAGGACAGTCGAATAACAGTAATATTGTTTGGACTGGTTTAGGTATGGCAATTGGAAGCACGGTTTATATTATCGATGGTTCTAATATTGGAACTTACACAGTTTTAGATATTAACACCACCGTGATTAAATTAACACCAACAACGCCAGTTAGTCAATACAGCGGTGTTGGGTTTGTTTCGATTAAACACTTTTACACGGGTGTTTTATGGCAAACAGAAACAAATGAGTTTTTCAGTATTGCCCCCGAAGATTTTCCAAATTTACGCAGAAGCATTAAACGTAATTTAATTGATGAGGACGGATGGTTATTATACATTTCAGCTTGTTTAAACGATAGTAAAGGCGACTTAGTTAATGCAAAGTTTTTGAATAACGGTGAACTAGCAACACAACTAATCACAGAAACAACGCCTTTAATCGAGCAAGCCACAATATTACACGATGATATGCCACCGCCTTTAGTTGGTTCTGAAATGGTTAAATCGACTATTGTAGCACCGTTTAATGATGTTTTGTCATATTTACAGCGTTATGATAGTGGCGAACGTGGATTTGTTTCTATTTGGGACTTGGACGGTTATTTCAAACGTGTATTTATTCGTGATTTAGATTATTTGCTTGCTTCAGCTAAAGCAGATATAACCGCTTTAAGTAAATTTGAAACGGAATATTTGAAGCTTGACGTAATTGGCGACACGCTGTATGTAGATGATGCGCCTTACAGTTTACAAGGCACAGCGGATTGGTTTATGACCAAGAACGATGAAATTCAGTTTTACAAACAAAAAAGCGTTCCTATTAGCAGTTGGTATAACTATAATTTTGTACTTTTGAACGGGCAACAATTTTCATCTATGAATAGCCTAGTCAATGCATTAAACGCTTATACATGGATATAGCAATCTTACGATTATATAAAAACGACTTTGAAAGTGCTAAACGTGGTGATGATTCGCCAGCGGTTTACATTGAAAAGCGACCGTATATCCAATTACTTACCGATGGTTTAATTTCACAGAAAACCAATTCATTAGTTGATATTAATTTTGTAGGTGGTATTCGTGTTGATTTGATTGATTCGTGCGGAAACGTAATAATGGATATATCCGATAAATTTTATTACGATGGATATTTGAAAGATGGTATTTATCAAATCGATTTTGAGTTTGGAAAAATTTACACGGATTTTTATTATAAAGCGTTGTTCCTTAAAATAACCGACTTAATCAATGGAAATGAGTTTTACTCAAATGCGTTTTGCGTTACCGATAAAGGCAAAGAACTAACAAGCGAAATAGTTTACACGGCTGGCGAAAGATTTTCGGGTGTTGGATATGATTTGAAACCGT